GGGTGGTTGGTCTAAGAATAAAAAGCCTACCAAATCCACCCGTAGTCCTGTTGGCGGAAAGTATGTGCGCTTTTGATTACTTATTTTATAAAAGAAAATAGAACAAAAAGAGTATTTGACACGAGTGATGTTCAAATAACATCCGACATCTGCATAAAACCATGGCATGGTGGAATCCATTTACTTCTCGGACTATTTCGGCCCAAGAACAATCTAAAGTTCCGGTGTATACTACGGCAAGTCGTAAATCCGATAGTCCGTTTGCAGTTATGGCGGCAGGAATCCCCGACATCGTTAAGAATACCGAGGGGCTTCGTAATACTTTCGACCATACTAATGAGTTCAACCTCTACGATGACATGCTCAACTACGACCCCGAACTTAACGGTGCAGTCCGAACAATCAGTCTCACAGCAAACAAGTATCAAGTTATCGGTGGTAAGAACTCCGCTATCCGACTCGCTATTAAAACACTCGTAGAAGAAACGCTTGACTTTGATGACCTGCTCATTAACGGTATGCGTAATCTCATGGTGTATGGAAACGACATCTCAAAGTATGTAGGAACAAGCAAGGAGGGTATTACAAACCTACAATCCCTACCTATTGCTCAAATTACTATTATGGATGACCGCACCGGTTCAACACAGACTGATAAAGAAAACGCAATTATGGAGGCTCGTAAGTATCTCCTAAGAGAAGAGGCTCGTGACCCACAGATATACCCAGTCGATGAAATACTACACATTCGTATTGATTACCGCTCCAACTGGCTTAGAGACCATTTAGGTCGTTGGACCTACGGTGTATGGGGAGCATCTCGATTTACCGCACTCAAGCAAGCAATCCGTGCAAAATACAACAGTATGAATAATCGCATTGCTCTTGAAGACTCACTGACCAAGCAATACATCACCATTGGTCCCGAAGCAGTTGAGAATATCAATGACCCCGAAGAAGCCGAGGCTCGTCTTAACTATGTTATGGATTCAGTAGGAACTTTACTCGACGGGCTACGCTCGGACCAAGTGCCTATCCTCCCACACTATGTTAAAATGGAGTTCGTGGACTTAAAGAATACTATACCCGATAACTCCGGCTTTATGGATTCAGTCAACGCTGACATCTCATCTGTGCTCCATGTCCCTCGTGTAAGTATGGGTCAAGAAAAAGGCTCGACCTTCGCCGCCACATACAATGCAAGTCAGTGGTCAGTCCAAGCAATTCGTCGTCTACAATCAATTCTCGCTCAATCTATGAACGCACTCTTTTCTAAACACTTAGAACTTCTTGGTATAGCCCATCTACAATCGGACTTGCCGAAAGTTATGTTTGAACCTATGGATGAAGAATCCCCATTTGAACAAACACGACGAGCAACTATGGCATACGAGTCGGGAATCACCACTTTGAATGAAGCACGATTTGACTTAAGCCTACCTGCTGAAAAGGCCAGTCTCGGCAAACAAAGATATAACACACCATCCTCCGATAGTAATGTAGGAGAGTTGCCCCGTGACAAAGAAAACAAACCCCCCGAAGAAAGTAAAGCCCCAAGTGACAATGGTGGAGTATGATACTATGAAAAAAAGTGACACTTTTAATGACAGGATGGTTAAACGAACCGTTCTACCCACAATCTATCTATGGCTTCTTGCCGCAGGTTCAGTAGTGGCTATGGGTATTTGGAAACCCGAGGTTGTTTTAATGAACCTTGATGGATTCATTGCACTTTTAGCAATCATTAGTGGTGTTGCAGTTCCCGCTCTCATGACAGTTCTCCGTATGTGGGAGGCCGAACAATCTATTGAGATTGACAACATGGGCGTCGAGATGGAACACGAAAGGATTCGAGATGCTATGAAGAAAGAGCATGTAATTGCTATGGAAAAATCCGAACAACTTCACGAACAGGCTATACTTACCTCGGCTCAAGAACACGAACAAGTTGTTGAAAAGCATAAGGAAACCATTGTCAAATTAACCCCCGTTCATAAAATGAGCGACGATGACTTTAAGACAAAAGGTAAGTGAATAAATTGACACGCTGTGATTTTTTAGATGCTTGGTTCGATGTTGAATCAAAAAAAATTGACAAAATAGAAAAGAAAACAAAGAAGAACTTTGTCACTGGTAAAAAAATCAAAGGTGAGTAATATGAACGAAGAATACGAAGATTGGGGAGACACATTCTCCGCCGCTGAATATCAAGGTCGAAAGGTCACACTCAATAAACCATTCCGCACACCTAAAGAAAAATCAAAGTTCGCAGTATATGTTCAAAATGGCAAAGGCACTGTTATCATTGTCCGATTCGGAGACCCCAACATGGAGATTAAGCGTGACGACCCTAAGCGTCGAAAGGCTTTCCGTGACCGCCATAACTGTGCGGAAAAGAAAGACAAAACGACTGCGGGCTACTGGTCATGTCGTCAATGGTCCACTAATAAAGTAGAAGCAAATGATGATAAAGCAACCGATACCGTAGAAAGTGGTATGGGTTGTGGATGTGACTGCGGATGTGGAGACACAGTAGAGGCGGCACTGCCTACACCTACTAATGATGAGGACCATGGGACATTTATGACTCGTTGCCAAAAAGCAGGTTATACCGAAGCGCAATGTATGGAGGCTCACTCCGACCATGACTTCGGAGAAGAAAGCGAAGAAGCCGCATATCATAAGAAAGAAAAGAAAGCATCCTGTGACGGTCAATGTGCAATCGGAGAAGAACTGGTTGACGGTGAATGTGTCCGAGTTGCAGTGACCTGTGATATTGAAATCGAAACAATCGAGGCACGAATAGAAGCAAGCACCGGTAAAAGCATTATGCGTATTACTGGAATTGCATTTACAAGTGGACTCAATAAGAATAATTGGGGAATCAAACCCGAACTCGCCTCCCGCTTAACGACTAAAATGGTCGGTGCGGATGTCACACTCAATCATCCCAAGGCCGAGATGGGTCGTTTCCGTAGAAACATGGATGGCGGCGTCGATGAAGCCACAGTAGGCGTTGTCACAGAAGCCAGTTATCATGCTACCGAAAAAGGATATGAAGTTCGATATTCAGCCGAAGTCTACCGAACAGAACTCTTTGCCTCTCTTGAATCCGGTCTATGGATGCGCCCCGATTACGGAGTATCTATTGGTGGAACAGGAATCCCTACTGAGATTATCGAAGCCGACGAGGATGGCGGTCGGCCTACCCTATGGTTCGCTGATGATTTTGAGTTCGACCATCTCGCTATTGTCCACAGACCGGCATACCCCGACGCTAATATAGAAACAGCGGAGAAGGTGATTGCTACTGAAACCTTTAAGTGTCAACCCATAGGTAGCGTAAATTACTCGAAGGTGAACAATATGACTGACGAAAATGAAATCGAAACAACTGCTTCGGAATTAGAAGCACTACAAGGAGAACTCGTTCTACGAGAAGCAAAAATTGCAGAATACGAAGCCGCTGAAGTCGCCCGTGCCGAAGACGGTCGCTTGGCTCTCGTTCAAACAGCATCCGATATGGGCCTAAAGGGTCACGATGCTTTTTCAGTAGATACTCTTAAATCCGTTATCGCAAGTTGGGAATCATCCCGACCTGCACCAGTTGTAGAAGAAGCAGTGGTCGATATGGTCGCCGCTACTCCTGCATCCTCCGAACCAGTAGAGGCTTCACAGTCCTCCGCTGAACCAGTTGTCGCCAACTACCTAAACGGTAAAGTTGTCGAATCCTCCGAATCCCTCTACGCACGATGCTACAACAGTTGGGCCAACGCCTACAATACTGTTATGGCTGGAGCCGATATGCAAAAGGCTAAATTGTATGAGGAACTTAACTGAAATAGGTGATTATTATGGCAAGCAATTTTACAAACGAACCAATCAGCATGAATGTGCTCGCAACTGAAACCTTCTCTATGGGAATGTTATGCAGAATCGGAGCAGGAAATACAATGTCGGCAACAGTCGCCACAGCACTCGCTATGTTCGTCACTATTGACGAATCAAGTAGAGACGCCGCAGGAGCACTTGAACTCACAGGGGCAACAGTCTCAGTAGTTCCTCTTACCGGTGTTGTCTTCGTCCAATCAGCCGATACCAACCTTGCTGTCGGTGAATTGGTTTACGCTACTACCGCAGGTCAAATTACCGCAACTGCTGGCTCCAACAAATTAGTAGGTGTCAACATGAATCTCCACACAGGAATCGCCGCTGGTTCCTTGGTCGCAATCAATACCTCACAGGCATTGACTGCTTAAGCATAAAATGAATAAATAAAAAAAAGGAATGTGAAAAATATGGCTAACAAATCATTAGAAGAAATACTCGAAGTCACAGCCGCGACCGGACCATTTGGAAAGGGCGATGCTGTGCTTGAACAAACGCTCCGTGACTTTATTCAACTGCACTCTACTACGCTTGCTATTGGAACTCAAATCATTGGAACCCGAACTGTCCCTTGGCTTACCTTTACTTGGTATACTGGAGCACAGGGAACATTTACCTATCCCCTTGATGACAACGCAATTGTTGACCCGACCAAAATCGGAACGGCTAATTACTCAGTCAAGTTGGAAAAGGGACAAGGCCGATGTGTTTTCCTTGACTCCACACTACTTCGTGGCGAAACATGGGAAAACATGAACCGTCAACAAATGGTAATCGTTCAAGCCCGTGCTGACCTCATCGACAACCACATCCTCGCTAAGTTGCACGCAGGTGCAGGACAAACCGCCGCTACTACTGGTGGAGTTGTTTGGGGCAATGGTGCCGCTGACGAAGAACTCGATGTTCTCAATGCTATGGACAAAATCTTCGAGAACGCTCGTGTCTCCGGCAATGAGCCTCTTGCTCTTGTCCTTCCAGC